GCTGCGGATGCGGGTTTCAAGATCGGCAATGGCCTTGGCCATTTCCGCATCATTGGCGTATTCCAGGCGCTTGCCGTCATACATCGTGACGCGGATGCCGCGCGCGCGAGCCCGGATGAGCTCGTCGCGCAATGCCGTCAGTTCATCAACCCCGAGTGCCATCAGCCCACCCGGAACCAGCCGCGATGGTCCAGCCACCCGCACCCGAAGTCGAGGCGCACCTTCATCTGCACCCCGTCAACCTCGAAGCCCACCCGCGTTTCGATCTGGGGGCCCGGCGCGCCTTCGAGATAGGCGTATTCAAGCCCGTCGATCAGCGCCGGATCAGCCACGACATACCACCGGGTTGCCGAAGTCAGGCGCGGTTCGACCTCCAGCGACAGGGCCGCGAAGGGGTTGGCATCGCCGGTCTTCGTCGCCTGCACCGCCGACAGGGCCTTTTCCATGTCGGTTTCCAGATCGGGCGGCACCAGGACGAAGCGCGGCGTCACGTCGATCAGATCGCCCGAAAGGCCGGTCTGCTTGCGCATCGCCAGCCGCGCGGCGGCGAGGTCTCCCTCAAGGCTTGCCCCTACCGTCTTGGCGTTGCCGTGCCCGGCCGCGTTGAACAGGGCAATCGTGTCGCTCATCGTCGGGTTGGCTTCCACCTTCGCGGCGAGCTGCGCGGCCTCGAAGGCGCGGGCGGCGGTGCCAAGGCGGGCCGGGATTGCCGTGAAGGCGCCCAGGTCATCGTTGACCAGCGCCTGCCGCGAGATGGCGAAGATCTTGCCGAAGGTTTCGAGGCTGTAGAGCTCGGCCGATTCGTCCATCGTGCCGTTCGTGAATTCGCCCCCTTCGAGCACCTTTTCGAGCTGCGGCGCCTCGCCCAGCATGATCGCCCGCTTGGGGCGGAAGTCGCGGATGGTGCCCTGCCGGGCGAGTTGCCGCACACCGGACGGCGCGGCCTGATAGGCCCGGCGCAGCTCGCGCCCCACGGCATCGCCGAGGATCAGCGGGAAGTCGGACGTGGTGTGCAGCGCCCGCGTGATCAGGGTTTCCGTCGCGGCGCCCGTGGTCGAAACCCCGGCGCGGCGCAGACAGTCGCGCGCGAGGTCCACGGTCGTCATATGGGCGAAGGCCCGGGCCGCATCGGACAGGGCGTGTTCGGGGTGCGCCCGCGCATAGAGGGCTTCGCCCGCCCGCGCAGCCGTCACGGCCGGGTCGGCGTGGTCGATGGTGATTTCCGCCCGCGTGGTGCGGGTCGCAGCCTGTGCGCTGCGCGTGCGCATCGCCTCGAAGGCGGCGGCGCGCGTCTCTTCCGGCGCGGCCTCCGCGTCGATCTGCGCATCCGCCCAGGCGCGGGACAGGCCCGCCGTCTCGGCGATGGTGCGGATTTCGGCATTCGCCCGGGCGCGGGTCTGCCGCACCGTCTCGGCCGGGCGTTCGGCCGTCTGCTCTTGGGTTTCCATCTGATTTCCTCCATGACGGAAATGCGCGCCCGGATCGGCCGGGACAGGGACGATGGAAACCTCAAGCGGCGTCCACCGGGTTGCGGTGCGGATGCGGCGGTCGCCGTCCCGTGTCTCTTTCCACTCGGCCACGCTGTAGCCGATGGACAGGCCGCGCAGCGTGCCGTCGCCGATATCGGCAAGCACCGCTGTCGCCGCGTCGTTGCTGCGAAGCCGGATGCGGACCCAAAGCCCTTCCGGGCGCACCTCGGCGGCTTCGATCACCCCGAGCTGATCGCGGGTCGAGCTTGTGCGGTGCGCATCCAGCACCGGCCCGCCGATCAGGCGCGAGAGGTCGGCGCCGCGCAGGTCCAGCCGCTCGATATAGCCCGGCCGGGGCTTGTCGGCGCCGGTCGAGACAATCGCCTCGATGGTGCGGGCCTGCGGGTCCAGCGTGGCGGGGTGTGGTGTCACCCCTCGGAAATGAAGGGTCATGCCGTCGCTCCTTGTGCCGGGCGGCGCGCATCGCGGGCGCGCTCTTCGTCCAGGTCGTCAATGTCACGGCCGCGCCCGGCCACCACCTCTTCGCGGGATTTCAGGCCCGCGCCGATCGCCGCAATCTCGGCCTCGATTTCATTGCGCGGGTCCACCCATGCCCAGCCGGGGCCGATGAAGCGGACGTGGCGGTAATCGGCGAGGGCGGCGGGGTCGGACGGGATCGCGCCCGCAAGCGCCTGGGTGTCGATCCACCGCCGCCAGAGGGGCCGCAGCACCTGGGCTTCGATCAGGTTACGTTGCATCATCTCGGCGCGGCGGCGGAATTCCAGCAGGCCCACGCGGGCCGAAGAATAGTTCGCCTCGCCAAGATCGCCGGTCATCGACTCGAAGGTCAGGCCCACCCCGGCCGCAATTTCCCGATCCTGGGCGCGCAGGAATTCCACAGCTTGCGTCAGCCCCTGCCCGGGCTGCGAAAAGGTCACATCGGCGCCGGGCGGCAGAATGCGCATGGCGCCGGGCTCAAGGCTCACGTTCACCTGCGCGCCGGTCGCCCCGTCATCGAAGCCCGCCGCGCCGCCTTCGGGGTCGCGCACGAAACCCGTGATCAGGCTCGACACCTTGAGCTGCATCAAGAGCGCATCGGATGCTTCGTCGCGATCGCGCAGTTTCAGCAGGACCGGCGAAAGCCAGGACAGGCCGCGCACCTGCCCCGGAAAGAGCATGTCGAAGGCATGGATCATGTCGGCGGCGGGGACGCGCACCACCTCGCCGAAGGTCGAGAACGGGGCGCCGGGCGCCTCGCGCAGGACATGGAAGGCCACCACCCGGTCGGCGGCGTCATATTCGATGCCCGCCACGATCCGGGCACCGCCGCCAAGCTCGCGCGTCAGCGACGGGTCCACCTGATCGGCCGGGATCAGCTTGAGGCGCAGCCCGCCGTCTTCCTCGGTCACGATCTGCAAGAAGCCCTCGCCGTCGCGCACCAGGGCGCGGGCCAAGGGCGCGAGCATCGGCGCGATAATGGCCTCGAAGTCGTCATTCAGGCGGCGGCGGATGGTCGGGTCGGGGTGTTGGCTGCGCGCCTGATAACCCCGGCCGACAAGCGCGGCCGTCCAGGCTTCCACGATCCGGTTGCCGAAGGGCGTGTTGATGTAGAGCCCGGCCGCGCGCGCCTTCGCCGCGCCACGCGCCGCAAGCGCGGATT